CCATTACCGTGGCCCGCTGGGCCCAACGCCGAAACTGGATGACGCAATGCAGGAGCGCATCAAGGAGAGAATTCTCCTCCTCTATCCGAACGCGCCCCGTGACGACGTCATCATCGAGCAGTTCAGCCGCCGCGACCTGGGGCATGCGCACAGGCACGATGAGGGCGATGACGAGGATCCGGCGAAGGAGGTGCTGGATACCCTGACCGTTACCTTCAATGGTGCCGAAGTCCATTACCCGAAGGTCGAGCATGGGGAGGAGGTTTCCCATGACGACCTGGCGGCACTGTCGATCCGGTTTTCGCGCGAGCCGGCCACCGGGGCGTTGAGCGTATTCAGTGATGACCGTGAGATTCGGCGCGACCTGGCTGCGATCTTTCGTGATGTCGTACTCGCAGCCGACGGCGCGATCGAGGACATGCCGATGCTGGAATTCGATCTCTCGGCATTCGTCTCGCCGACCGTTCTTGCCAAGCTCGCCAGCGAGCGGATCGAGGGCATCGAGCGTATCGACATTCAGCACCTCAAGGTGGCCTGCCCTTCGCTTCGCAAAACCCACGACGAGGCGGGGGATTGTGAGATCGTCCAGGAATTGAAAAGCATGATGACCATTCAGCCCGACCGTCGCGATGACCGGAACATTTACGAGGTGGCTCGCCAGGATTATCGAAACCCCGATCTGTCCGTCTATGTGCCGGCGCAGATCAAGCTGGTGATGCGCATGGCCAAGCAGCGGCATCGCAAGGCACACAAGGTGGCCGTCCAGGTCACCGCGCCTAACGGCTTCAATGACCGCAGCAAGACCGAGGACGATCGCAAGCTGGTTATGGCCCAATTGGAGAAACTCGGCATGGTTGTCAAGTTCTGATGTCGAGTACGGGTGCCGCGTACCTCGCATTTCTGGCAGCACTGGAGCAAGCCAGCGACCTGACGAAGCCTGTCTGCGCCTTCCGGATGGGGAGGTGCGCAGGTGATTTCGTGCAGCGTCGCTGGCTACGCCCGGCACATACCTACCTCACGCGCCAGATGATTTCCTTTCTGGACGGCGAGATCGAGGTCGACGTCGAGATCAACGAGGATGCCGGGGTGTACCGCTATCGCAGTCCTCAGTGGCATTCGCGCATCCTGACGCGACCGCTTGCGGAAATTGCGCTGCATGACTTTTGCGTCGAAGCCTGGTTGCACGATCTGGGTGACTGGATCGGCCTGGAAACATCGGGCACAAGGGGGCTGGCCCGCATCACCCACCACCTCTGGCACCTTGGTGATTTTCGTGTCGGCAAGTCCACCGAGCCTGCGCCGGTGTTCGTCGCCAGACGCTTGGCAAGCGCCTCGGTCGAAGCCCTGTCGTCGGTTCTCACCGACCCCGCCTGGGGGCGACGCGGCATTGTTCTGATGCGCGAGCGGCCACGCCATCCGCTGCCTGGCGTCCATGAGGTGCGGGCGCTTTCAGAGTTCATTGGGCCGCAGGAAGGGGGTGCCCAATTCGATTCGGCATCTTTCGTCAGGGTACTACGCAGTCTGACACCTCCGAGTGCATCCGATCAGCGGACGCAATACCTTGATGGCCAAGACCTTCTGCTCCCCCATTTCGAGACAACTGTTCGCTTGTCACCCGCGCGGGCAAGGATCGTCAAGGCATCCTGGGGTACGGACGGCTATCCCTCACCGATCGTGACCTGGGCGGAGATCAAGATCGCCGCCCACTCCTCGTATCAATCCTTCGACGATGCATTCAAAGACTGCAAGGATATGGAACGAGAGGACGTTTTCGATCTGATCGATCACGGGAAATACCGCCTGCGGCGAACCCCATAAATCTCCCATAGACGTCCCCGCACACTCCCCATAAATCCGTGCGGAAACTGCGATGTGCCCTTTTTGAACAGGAGGCACATCGAAATGCAAACGCAACACCCTTCAGCAACAACCGGGCGGATTGGCCGCTCGGACCCCACGGCCGGCGTGAAACGTCTGGCGCTCAACGAGTACGAGCTCGCAGAGCGCTGGAGAGTCTCGGTCAAGACCCTGCGTCGTTGGCGTCAGGAAGCCCTTGGATGCCCATTCATGAAACTCGGGGCACGGGTCTCCTATGCCCTGGCTGACATCGAAGCTTTCGAACGACGCGTATCGCGTTATTCGACTTCGGTTCGTGCGTATCAGTAAGGGGGTGGCCATGAGCGATCTGACCATCTTCCCCGCCGACATCGCCGAGATGTCCGTGAGCCAACTGGCTGCGCTGTCACCGATGCAGAAGCACGAGATCTGCATGAACCTCGACGCTGCCATCGATTGGCTCAAGAAGGCCCGGACCAAGTTCGATGCGGCGCTGGATCAGTGCTACGGCGAACGTGCCCGAGTGGCCCTGCGTGAATCGGGCCGTGACTTCGGCACTGCTCACATCAGCGATGGCCCGCTGCGCATCAAGTTCGAGCTGCCCAAGAAGGTGTCCTGGGAGCAAAAAAAGCTGAAGGCCATCGCCGAGCGCATCGTCGCTTCTGGTGAGGCCGTCGAGAGCTATCTGGACGTGAAGCTCACGGTGCCTGAGTCCCGCTACACCAACTGGCCACCGGCACTGCAGCAGCAGTTCGCCGATGCCCGCACGGTCGAGGCCGGCAAGGCCGTCTTCGAACTGTCTTCGGGTCAGGAGGCATGAACATGCCTATCCACAATACATGGCTGCTCCACGGCAGTGCGAACCACGTTATCGAATATGCCAGTGCGTTGCCGGAAGCTGATGGCTTGGGTTTTGTATATGTCCTCAGCCTGTCGAACGACACCAGAAAACTCGGGTGCTCGACCAATCTGCATCAACGCCTGCTTGCGCATCAAACCGAAATGTCTCGCTATGGCGTTGAGATTCAATTTTGCAGCATCACGCGTCCGCACTTCAATTTCAGGGCAGTCGAACGCAATGCACTGCGTTGGCTCAATTCGGTTACCGCAAAGGAGATTCTGTCCGATCCTCACGAGAGAGTTTGCGAAGCGGTGGCTGCACAGCACTTGGCTTTGATTGCTCCTGACGACTACGTGGTTGAGCACCAGGCCGCTCATGCCTATGTCGCCAGACTGATGAGGGATATCGGTGAGCGATTGGGTATTGCACCCTCGCCGGAAATCACGCACAGCGCCAAGCGGATTCTGGATTCACATACCGAGCTTGGGCGCCTGACAGGGCTTGGCGAGACGGACAGCATGCTCAATGCACTTGCCGTTATCGAGAGCCAGACAGGGCTGAAGTTGCAATCCCTGCGTGACGTACTGCGGGGGGCGGCGTGATGAACAAGCCACTTCGCATCATCACTGCCGACGAGCGCTTTGCGGAAAAAAGTGGAGCCAAGCTGGCCCTGCTCGGCAAGAGCGGCATCGGCAAGACCAGCCAACTCCGTACCTTGCCCGAGTCCTCGACGCTGTTTGTCGATCTCGAGGCCGGCGACCTCGCCGTCAAGGCCTGGCGTGGCGACTGCGTGCGGCCCGCCACTTGGCCCGAGTTCCGCGATCTGGTGGTGTTCCTCGCCGGCCCGAATCCGGCGCTGCCGCCCGATGCGCCGTTCTCCGATGCGCATTACCGGCACGTCTGTGAAGGCTACGGCGACCCGGCCCGGCTGGCGAAGTACGACACCTACTTCGTCGACTCGATCACCGTGCTCTCGCGTTTGTGCCTGACCTGGGCCAAGGCGCAGCCGCAAGCCTTCTCCGACCGCACCGGCAAACCCGATACCCGGGGTGCCTACGGCCTGCTCGGCACCGAGATGATCGCCGCGCTGACCCATCTACAGCACGCGCGGGACAAGAACGTCATCTTCGTCGCCATCCTCGACGAGCGCCTGGACGATTTCAACCGCAGGGTCTTCGTGCCGCAGATCGAGGGATCGAAGACTGCGTTGGAACTGCCCGGCATCGTCGATGAGGTCGTGACGCTGGCCGAGCTTAAGACCGACGAAGGCGAGCTTTACCGGGCCTTCGTCTGCCAGACGCTCAATCCCTGGGGCTATCCCGCCAAAGACCGCTCCGGCCGACTCGACCTCGTCGAGGAGCCGAACCTTTTGAAGCTCATCCGCAAATGCGCTGGCGACAACGCCGCCATCCATCACTGAAAGGACACGTAATGAACACATGGACCGATTTCAACGACGCCGAACAACAGCAGGGCTTCGATCTCATCCCGAAGGGCACCACCGTCAAAGTGCGCATGACCATCAAGCCGGGCGGCCATGACGAGCCGGCGCAGGGCTGGACCGGGGGCTACGCCACCGAGAGCTTCGATACCGGCAGCGTCTATCTCGCCTGTGAGTTTGTCGTGCTGGAAGGGCCGTTCGCCAAACGCAAGATGTGGTCGAACATCGGCCTGCAGTCCCGGAAGGGCCCGACCTGGGGCCAGATGGGCCGCAGCATGATCCGAGGCATCCTCAATTCGGCCCGCAACGTCCATCCCCAGGACAACAGCCCCCAGGCGGCGTCCGCCCGGCGCATCCAGGGTTTCCACGAACTTGACGGCATCGAGTTCCTGGCCCGCGTCGATGTCGAGAAGGATGCCAAGGGCGAGGACCGCAACGTGGTGAAGCTCGTTGTCGAGCCCGACCACAAGGATTACGCGGCCCTGATGGGCGTGCCTTCCAAGTCCCATACCGGCGGTGGCAGTGCCGTTGCGCCTGCACCGGCAGCACCTCAACAGGCGAACGCGCAGCGTCCGGCCGTTCCCGGTAAGCCGGCCTGGGCGCAGTGAGGAGGTCGGTCATGACAGGAAAACGCTGCGGCAACTGCCGCCATCTCGACCGGTCGAGCGCCAGCGACATCGGCGGGCTGCGCATCGCCCGCTGTCGCCATCCGAGGGGTGTGCGCATCGGGACGACCGCCATTCGCAACAACTATGTGGAGCTCGACGCCTGCTGTACCGAGCACGCCGTCCGTGCCCGGCAGGGCGCGCAGCCGGGAGGCTGCCATGCATGAGCGGCAAATGCTGGGTATGCAAACGGCAGGCGCGAGGGTTCGGCCATTCGGATGGTCGCTTCAAGATCGCCGACCCCCGGCGCTATCCCCTCGACTGGGTGTTCTGCAGCCGTCGCTGCCAGGACATCTTCCATACGCTCTACGGTCGGCGACTGGCGGCCGAGGAGCGCGGGGAGGCACACATGGTTGATGCGAGCGATATCGAAATCGCGGCGATGCGC